AATTAAAAGTAACAAAGGGTAAAAAAATACGTTTTTCTCCCCATCAAATTGCCTTCCATTTAAGACATCCTAACAATACATTTATCCTTATAGAGGCCCGCGGTCCGTGGTCCTCTAATACTTATTACATGTACCGTGGTTCACGGATCAGGGAGCTTGCTGCTTGTGGCTTGAAGCTTGAAGCTTGCAGCGAAGGGCTTGATGCTTGTCGCTTAATGCTCTCAGAGCTTGGCGCTTGAGGTTCGGGTCTTTCTTTTCTGTATATACTTTAATAATTTTTGAGCTTTAGAAAATTGCTCTATTCTAAAAAACATTTGTTCCCAACCTAAGCGCTTGCGGCTTTTGCAAAAGCTATTCCTGGCGCTTGCAGCTTGAGCCCTCCGCTCGAGACCCTTGTATATCTTTCCCAAAGGATTATACAGATCCCATAAAGGAACTGCCACTGAATTAATATCTAACCAGCGGGTAAATTTTTTCATTGCATTTATTTTTAATAATCTAGTGTTCATTTTTTAGGAGCTTGAGGCTTGGAGCTTGAGGCTTTGGTCCCCGGTCCACGGGCCCTGAATATAGGAGCTCGAGATTTCCTCGGTCTAGGTTCTGTATTCTCTGGATTATGACGCTGGCACCAGCCAGCGCCGTTTTTAAAAAACCACACTAATGTTTTCCGTATGATACATTTTGAATATCTTTATTCCAGCAAGCCCGGCACTCTTTACACTTGCCTCCCTGCGTTGGAGCTGGACAAGAAGGTTTTCCATCTGTAACAACCGTCGACGTATGACTCCAGGCCGTGGGCGCTGGTCCGTCGACCTTGCTGCCCGATAATCTGATCACCATATTATCTGGTACAACTTCAGGGTCTGGGAGGTAAGGCCGCTCTTGTGTGGGCATCCAGTGCTTTACGTGAGGCGTTAATCTTGCAACTTCTAAAATATTAGCCATATGCTCGTGGCTCTGTACATCGCCGGCGTCGTGCCATCTAAACCATTTTTGATTTTTAACTTTTGCAACCATCGCTTCAACCCATAACGGATTGGTGAGTGAGTTGAGTCTTACATATTGCGCTGCTTTAATAGCCGGGTATCTTGTATAATTACCCTTTAATGCATAGCAACCGAAACACGGTGAGCTCTCAACCTTCCGAAGTTTAGCGCCCGTTTGGCATTCCCACGCCGGGAGGCTGTAACTTAAGCCCGGCATTTTTGAAGTTTTTGTAAATGAGCCCGTAATTTTTAAAGCATCTTTTATTAGCATTTATTTCTCCTGTATAATTAATAGTACTATTTAATTGTGTCCGAATTAAGGCTTGCCGCTTGATGCTTGACGCTTGAAGCTCGGGCCCTGGTTCCTGGCCCGTGGAGCTTGAAGCTTTTGAAAAAGCGCTCGCAGCTGGCAAGATAGGATCGCGGCAGGTATCTATGATCTTGTAGAAAGTAGTGAGTTAAATCTCTATGTTTAATTCTTTTCATTAGTTTAAATCCTCCTTCCTGGATCCAGCGGTTACAACTCTTAGAGAATAAGATCTAAATAGATTCTCGTCCCATTTTTTAACATCTGGAATTTTTTCCTCCATTTTTCCTCTGATCAGTTTCCAGTCTTCATCGCTCATTGTTTTTACAAATTGCGTATATTGTTCTTTGGTATATTTACCCATTTTATTCTCCTGTATGTTTAATAAAGTGTATTATTTAATTGTGTTCATATTAAGGCTTGCCGCTTGAGGCTTGAAGCTTTATTCAATTACCTCCTCAATATCATCTATACTTAAAGCGTCACCATTCTCAGTGCGCTCATTATCCCATTTATTCATATCAGTAGCTAAGGCAATTTTTTCCGCTTCCTCCGAACTGCCGGCTTCTACTTCAATTTCATAAGTTGTGTATTGTGTTTGTCCTGCTGTTATTTTAAATTTTGTCATGGTTCCTCGCTGTGTTAAAATCATACCAACCACTGCTCTCTAAATAATCGATTGCTTTTTTCAAGGCGATCCTAAAATGTTTGGTTCTGTATTCACCCGGACAATCTTCATCCGCATGACACGCCAACCAGGCCATCATATCGCAAATTTGATTTTCTTTTTCAGTAAACTTTTTTGTCATTTATTTCTCCTTTATTGATTAAGTACTTATCCTATATTATCCATGAACCATTGTCAAATCTTTTTTTAATTTATATACAACTACAGGTTGCAGCGCTTGGCGCTTGGCGCTTGGCGCTTGTTGCTTGGTGCTTTTTTCTTTTTTTTCTTTTTTTTCAACCTCAGGTTGTATGGGCCCTTGCGGGCCCAACATTCTATATTTTAACAGCTATGTAAGCTGTTTCATTCAAGACATCTTTTTCTTTTTTGTCCCAATATCTTTTTAGTCTTTTTTGTACTAGTCTTATTTTTGATTTAAATAAGATCTTGTTGTCTGTTGCTTTAGTTGGTAAAGGGTCCAAGTTCCAATCACAGCATGTATTCATGACATGGTCCCTTAATTTTTTTATTTTATCTCCGCCTAGTATAACGGACGCGTGGGCAATATTACCTGTGAAATAAGTATACTTATCTCCCAGCTGTGCTGTGCTTAACCATGTATCAAATTGTTCTATTTCTTCTGTCATATTTTCCTTGGGTTATGCTGGGACCATTGCTGGCCCCAGCGGGCTCTACTAATGAATGACCGTTTCCGATCCCAGATCCATTAAAGGCCCATGAATAAATTCCTGGTACTTACATAATGGATCAGGGATCAGTAGCAGGAGAGGTATAAAGAAACCTGCTATTGAGTCCTACTTGCTTTTGCTGGTGCAAGTCCCATTAAGATTTATAGTTTTAAGAGCCGATAAATCTTTAAATGTGGGCTATGTCATTTATAACATAGGACAATTAATAAACAAGATATTTATTTTACTTAAATGCAAATAAACTTCTTGACAGTGCTAAAATTATTCATTACCATTGGATGGTGGCTGGGGATGGTGGTATATATATAAACAATTCAACTTCAGGTTGTATTACACATAAGGCAAATTTTAACCCTTGACACCTATCCTATTAATGCTAGGATAGGTTATTAATTAATACAGGAGAAATAACATGGGAACACTAGTAGAAAGACTAAAAAAAGAGTTCATTACAAATGGGTGGGAAAAAAAACAGGCCACTGTTAAATCGCATGAGTATTGTGAGAAGTATAATATTTGCCGATCGTGTAGTAAAACTATAAAAATAGGGGAGAAAAGTTGGAAACAAGGTTATTGCGTGGGGTGTTGTTAATGACTGAACAATTAATGTATGAACTATTTTTTATAGCAATGTTATTTGGATTAATAGGTTTAAGATTATGGAGTGATAAAAAATGACACAATTAAATGACGAACACTTTGAGGTGCATACAAAGAATAGAATGGAAGCAGATAAAAGAAAGAAAGACAAATATATAGAGGATAGACTAAAAGTGTTAGAGAAAGCAATCGAGAGCCATGCTAAAATCTTGGCTAGATTACAGACGGCCGAAGGGGATTAATAACAGTTGACACCTATAATGGATAGTATAGGATAGGGATATATTAACTTATACAGGAGAAATAATATGACAAGAACAATTAAAGCCGAGTACATGCCAGGAGGCGAGAGACGTCAAGAGATGTTAGACAAAGCAGTTGACTACATCAAGACACCTGGACAAACTCAACAGATCAAACATGAGTTCTGTTTAACTTATCTTAAAATGACAGAGACCGAGTATCTTGAAGCGCTTAACTCGGCGACCAATGGCGCAATGGTCAAGGATCTTTGGAATTAACATTTGACAAGGCTAGCCTATTAATATAGGCTAGCCCTATAACAAACATACAGGAGAATACAAATGACACAGACAAACACAACAGCAGAGTTCAAGATTATCACAGACAAAAAAGATGAGCCAGATTATAAGGCAGTGTCTAAGTTTGTTGGTGGAATGGTTGAGGTTGTATCAATGCCGAATGGTGACTTACTATTATTAAATGAAGAAGGTAAGATGATGGGGTTACCCATTAACCAAGAAGCGACAACGTTATGGCGTACTACATTTACTAAGGATAAATATTTATGGGGACATGATGACTTTGTTGCGGGACCAACAATACTAATTAAGAAGGACGCCCTTAATACTTGGGCTAACTAAACCGAACACCAACTGTGTGGTCCTGTAGGACCACACTCACACGCACAGGTTGCGCCCCCTATCACAGCACATAATACATAAACCATAGAGGTACCAGACGCGATCCGAAAATTCGCGCGCGCTCAGTAATCGACTTCCCTTATATAAAAAGGGGTCCCAATATTTCGGACTATATAGCTTGATTTAGACAGTTAGAGGGTGTATAAAACTTCTCCACCTTAAAAAGTGCAAAAAATATTATAAAAAATTTAAAATGGATTTAAATAACTTAGATATAAGCAAATTACCGACCGACATTAGAAAACAATTCAAGCAATTAAGATTACTTCACACTGAAAAAAAGATACAAAACAGGGCAAAAGAAGATTTTATGTCCTTTGTTAAGTGCGTTTGGCCCGAGTTCATTGAAGGTGCGCACCATAGAATAATTGCTAAAAAATTTAATGATCTTGCAACTGGTAAAATAAACAGATTAATTGTTAATATGCCACCTAGACATACTAAGTCTGAGTTTGCATCTTTTCTTCTTCCCGCCTGGATGGTGGGCCGTGAGCCTAAGCTCAAGATTATACAGGTCACTCACACCGGGGAGCTTGCAGTAAGATTCGGTCGTAAAGCAAAACACTTAATTGACAGTGAAGAATATTCTAAAATTTTCAAAACTACATTACAGGAAGATAGTAAGGCCGCTGGGAGGTGGGAAACAGCACAAGGCGGCGAGTATTTCGCTGCAGGTGTCGGTGGAGCAATTACTGGACGGGGTGCTGACTTATTAATTATAGATGATCCTCACTCGGAGCAAGATGCGATGTCAAAAGACGCATTTGATAATGCTTACGAATGGTACACATCCGGTCCGAGACAAAGATTACAGCCAGGAGCAAAAATCGTGCTCGTTATGACACGGTGGAGTAAAAAAGATTTAACAGGAACTTTATTAAAGAACCAAGGCAATGTAAAAGGGGATAAATGGGACGTTGTTGAATTTCCGGCAATCTTGGACCACGGACCAAACGAAGGTCAACCGGTTTGGCCTGAATATTGGAAGTTAGAAGAGCTTGAAAAAGTAAAAACGACTTTGCCCATAGGTAAATGGAACGCGCAGTGGATGCAAAAGCCAACTTCTGAAGAAGGAGCGATAATAAAACGTGAATGGTGGCGAAAATGGGATCGAGACACGTTACCAGATATAAGTTATGTTATTCAATCGTATGATACTGCCTTTTTAAAAAAAGAAACTGCCGATTTTAGTGCGATCACGACTTGGGGTGTATTTCATCCTGAAATTGATGGTCCCGCTAATTTAATTTTAATGGATTGTCTAAAAGATCGATTTGAATTTCCAGAATTAAGACGTGCAGCTCTTGAACAATATAAATATTGGAATCCTGACATGGTGGTCATTGAACAAAAAGCGTCCGGAACACCACTGACCCATGAATTTCGTCAAATGGATATTCCAGTTATGCCCTTTACTCCGAGCCGAGGAAATGATAAGCATGTAAGAATAAATTCATGTGCACCTCTTTTTGAAGCGGGTTTAATCTGGGCTCCAGATATGCGTTTCGCAGAAGAAGTGGTGGAAGAATGCGCGGCATTCCCACATGGAGATCATGATGACTTGGTTGATTCTATGACTATGGCTGTTATGCGATTTAGACAGGGTGGTTTTATAACTCACCCCGAAGATTATGTAATTGAAAAACAACCGCCTAGAAAAAGAGAATATTATTAAGTATGCCAAAAACAATAGACACAACAATAGCAGCATTAAAGTATATCCATGCCGTAGCTAGAAAAATTCTTGCTAAAAGAGGAAAAGGTATTGCATCTATTGCTAGTAAAGGTGAAGCTGAATCTAAAGCTGGTGAGATCGCAGCAATTTTTCAACAATCTGGTTTACCTATGAATAGATTAGATGAATTTATTAAAAGTGAAAAGGATGTTACTAAATATTTAAATTTAATTGAAGAGGCTACAAAAAAGCCACTTGTAAAATTTGATAATGATGACTTAAGTACTATGTCACCAGATTCAGTTGAAGGAAGAAGAATTTCTGATCTTTTACTTAGGAAGAAAAAATCAGGAGACGTAATAGATTTCCCTCCGGAAAGAATTACAGATTGGACTAAAGAAAGACCAGGACGTGCGGATCTTCCAGAAATACCTAAAAAAACAGATCCTGCATTATATGAAGATAGAGGCGGAAATATAATTCCTGCACAATTTAAAGATGTAGTAAAAGAAACAGATGAGCAAATAATTGCAAGAATTAAAAAACAAAATAAAGAGGCGGCTGAAAGACTTAGAAATAAAAAAGATCCAGATGAGCCAGAAGGTTTTTACCAAGGAGGCCAAGCACAAATAAAACCCGATCTTTCAAACATAGGCCACGGTTCGGATGCTCTGATGGCAAGAAATATGTTAATAGCCCCCGGATCTCAAGCAACGACTTCAACAGGTTTAAGTTATTTGTTAGGTGAAGATAATGACACGACTAGAGTTCCTTACAACGAAGGTAATACGGTTTTACCTCAACCTAAGCCCAGTAAAGATTATCAAGTATTACAAATTTTAAATAAACAACCCGAAGCTGCTTTAAAAACTTTAGGAGCTGAAACTATGTTTAATTTAATACATGAACATGCCCCGAAGGCATTTGAAAATGGAGATATTTCAAAAGAAGAGTATGATAGAATGATGGAACCTTTTTCTAATGGAGGTACAGAAAAATTACAAAGTATAAAAAATTCAGAAGACTTATATTTAAGTAAGTATGCAGAAGGTGGTGTAGCAGGATTATTGGGAGAAAGAACAGGATACGCTCAAGGTATGGATGTGGTTAGAAACCAAAAGAAAGAAATACCCGAAGAAATAAAAAAAAAGATTTTTGAAATGATGATGGGTAGCCATAATTTAGGAAAAGTTATAGAAAATTCAGAGAGAACTAAAAGTAGAATTGGTCCAGAGGGGGTAAAAGCTTATGGTCTTGCAGATGGAGGTAGAACGGGATACAAAGAGGGAGAAGATGTTTTTATTGGTCCTAAAAGAAAAAAGAAAACTAAAAAAGAATTAGAAGAAGAAAAAAAATTAAGAGCACAACTAGAGGCTTATCTTGAATCACAGACAATAAATCTTCCAGAAGAAAACCCATTAAAAAAATATCAACCAACAGACTACAGTCTTTATGGAGGGTTTATGGATAATATAAAAACGGAGGGAGACCGTACTGGAAATGTTATAAATGATTTTAATAATATTAATATTGATCCTAGAGACGCAAGAGTAGGTTTTAGTAGGGATAACCCTAAAAATGATTCATCATTTGTAGCAGGCGTTGGACCAAGTGGTTTTAATATTGGTTTTACAAAACCATTTGCAGAAGGCGGTCTAGCAGGATTATTAGGAGAGGGTCCAAGATCCACGGACCACGGACCACGAACCAATTACAAAGAAGCAGGTGTCGTAGATAAAATTGGTGGAATGGTAAATTATAAGAACGTACCTCATTATCTTGCTAAGCCTTTAAAAGGAGTAACTAATATAGCTGAATGGGCGGGTAGACTTCCGTTCGCAACAGCCAAGTTAGCTTCCGATATAATCAGAAAACCTTTATTTAAACCAGGAGATAGAGTAGAAGGATTACCTGGCCTTGGAGCAAAATTTGTTGGGAAGGAAATGTTTAACGAGTTTATCAACAATATGACACCCGGTGCATTAGCGGAAAACCTTGGGCTAACTGCTTTAGCAGATAAAACTGGAAAAAATTTAACAGATGAAGCAAGATCTGTTGGAGACCTCTTAGAATCATTGGGAGAGTTTGCTAATATGGGTGGAATCCTTTCTGCTGGAAAAAATTTATTTAAAGGGCCTGATTTATTAAAGAAGTTAAGTCAGTCAATTGGTAAAGTAAAAGATAATAAGACTTTAGAAAAATTAGTTGATGAAACTTTAACTGCTCGAGGAGAAGGTAGAAGAGATTTTAATAAGTTAGTTGCTTCAGGAGGCTTAATGGTTGCTTTACAATCAATTGGACTTGGAGGAATTAAAGCTGCTAAAACAAAATCAGCTCCGGATGCAGTTTTTACATTAAAAACTATTATTGATGATTCTGACGTGATGACAGAAAATGGTTTGATGGCAATTGGACGTGGTGACTATCCAATGATTGATGTAAGCGGTTTAACCGATGCAGTTAAAAAATCTTTAGCGGTTATTATGAAAAATAGTAAAAGTATTAAAAATAAAGTTAAAGTTAAAGGTGGTAAATTTACGGATGATTATGAAGATATTCCTACTGAGGAAGCAGCTTATATAATGGAAGAATTACAAAAAAAAGGACATAACGTAAAATTAGAACATTACGATGATATGGGAGGTCAAGGTGTTGACGACCTATTAAATAAATATAAAAACAAAGATAAAACATATGGAAAAGATAATTATGATAAATTTTCAAAGAGAGTTGCCAAAATGACAGACAAAGAAAAGTTTGCCTATCATTCATCCATCACAGATGATTCTGGTAATTATTATGATGAGTTCGTAGAAGAATTATTAGATATGAATTTTAAGAATAGTACTAAATAATGACAAAAGAAAATTTAACACTTGTAAAAAACATGAAACATGTTAAATGGAAGGACATTCCACCATTAAGGGGACCTAATTCTCAAGGGTTGATTAAAGAGAGAAAACAAGATAAACCAATACAGGATAAAAAATATGGCAGATATAGATAAGGCTCTCCCTAATACATTAGTACCTAATGAACTTTCAGAAGAAGTTAACGTTGAGGAAATTGAAGAGACGGGACAAGGGCCAGTAGAAATTACAGATGAAGAAGATGGTGGAGCAACTATCGACTTTGATCCAAATGCAGTACAAGGGCCAGATGAAAATGATCCATTTGCAAATTTAAATGATCTTCTTCCAGAAGACGTTACAGATATTATTGGTAATGAATTACAAAGCGATTATGCAGAATATAAAACTTCTCGTGCAGATTGGGAAAGAACTTATATTACTGGATTAGATTTATTAGGATTTAAATACGATAATAGAACAGAACCTTTCCAAGGAGCGTCAGGTGCAACTCACCCTGTTCTTGCAGAAGCGGTTACACAATTTCAAGCATTAGCTTATAAAGAATTATTACCTTCAGATGGACCTGTTAGAACTATGGTTATGGGTGCAGCAACACCTCCAAAAGAAGCACAAGCTCAAAGAGTTAAAGATTTTATGAACTATCAATTGATGGATCAAATGAAAGAATATGAGCCTGAGTTTGATCAAATGTTATTTTATTTACCTCTATCAGGATCAACATTTAAAAAAGTTTATTATGATGAGTTATTAGGCAGAGCTGTATCTAAATTTATTCCAGCTGATGATTTAGTAGTTCCTTATACAGCAACTTCATTAGATGATGCAGAAGCAGTTATCCATGTTTTAAAAATATCTGAAAATGATTTAAGAAAACAACAAGTATCGGGTTTCTATTCTGATATAGAATTAGCAAAACCACAAGATTCAGTTACGGATCAATTAAAACAAAAAGAGAGAGAAATAGAAGGAGTTACAAAATCGCAAAGAGTAGAATCAATGTACACTTTAATTGAGTGTCATGTTAATTTAGATTTAGAAGGTTTTGAAGATATGGGTCAAGATGGTGAGCCCACTGGAATTAAATTACCTTACATTGTAACAATCGAAGAAGGTAGTAGAAAAGTTTTATCAATTAGAAGAAACTTTAAACCTGAAGACCCTAAGAAAAATAAAATCCAATATTTTGTTCATTTTAAATTTTTACCAGGACTAGGTTTTTATGGTTTAGGATTAATTCATATGATTGGGGGTTTGAGTCGAACTGCAACTTCAGCTCTTCGTCAGTTATTAGATGCAGGTACATTATCAAATTTACCAGCAGGATTTAAACAAAGAGGCGTTAGAGTTCAAGATGACGCTACAGCGATTCAACCAGGAGAATTTAAAGATGTAGATACTCCAGGGGGTAATCTAAAAGATGCTTTCGTATTCTTACCTTATAAAGAACCCTCACAGACTTTATTACAGTTGATGGGGATTGTAGTTCAAGCAGGACAAAGATTCGCATCAATTGCTGACATGCAAGTTGGTGATGGGAACCAACAAGCAGCTGTTGGTACAACTGTAGCTCTTTTAGAACGGGGTTCAAGAGTGATGTCAGCAATCCATAAAAGACTGTACTCTTCACTGAAGAATGAATTCAAATTACTAGCAAATATTTTTAAAACTTATTTACCACCAGAATATCCTTATGATGTTCCAGGGGCATCGAGAAATGTTAAAGTTACAGATTTTGATGACAAGGTAGATATTTTACCGGTAGCTGATCCAAACATATTTTCAATGAGTCAAAGAATATCAATGGCACAAACACAATTACAATTAGCTCAATCTAATCCACAAATGCATAATATGTATATGGCTTATAGAAATATGTATTCAGCAATTGGTGTAAAAGATATAGATTCAATATTACCTGCGCCACCACAAAATCAACCGAAAGATCCGGCGTTAGAACATATTGATGCAATGGGTCAGAAACCTTTTCAAGCGTTTCCAGGTCAAGATCACAGAGCGCACGTTACAGCACACTTAAGTTTTATGGCTTCTAATTTTGTTAGAAATAATCCAAGTATAACTGCAGCGTTATCTAAAAACATTTTAGAGCACATTTCAATCATGGCCCAAGAACAAGTACAATTAGAGTTCCCACAAGAAATGCAAATGTTACCACAAATGCAACAAGCGGCTGTTCAGAATCCTCAAGCTCAACAACAGTTTCAACAAATCTCACAAAAGATTGAAGCAAGAAAAGCTATTCTAATTGCTGAAATGACTGAAGATTTTATGAAGGAAGAAAAATCTATCACTGATCAATTTGATCATGATCCATTATTAAAACTTAAAGAAAGAGAAGTTGATCTTAAAGCAATGGATGCTGAACGTAAGGCAAAAGAAGACGAAGCTAGACTAGGTCTTGATAAAATGAAAATGATGCAAGCAAAAGCACTCAATAGTGAAAAACTAGAACAAAATGAAGAACTAGCTCATTTAAGAGCTGATACAGCTATGGACAAAGCGTTAATGTCTGCTGAAGTAAAACTAACATCTGATGCTATGAAAGCTAGAGATGTTAATCGCTTGAAAGGTCCTCGATATTAGTATATTAACTTAACAGGAGAAAAATATGAAAATAACAAAAGCAGTTGGAGTAAACAAAGATGGTTACGCTAGTGGCGGAGTTAAAGTAGAAACGTCTTCTCAAAACTTGCATTTAGATCCTAGATCTCAAACAAGTATCAGAGGAAGAAACTACATTGCTCAAGGTGACACAGTAACTGTTAAAGGTACAAAGACTAGAAAACCTGTAAAAGCTACTTGGTTTTAATATGTGGTTTTCGGCAATTAAATTAGCCGTTTCTGCAGGCTCACACATTTACAAAAATAAGCAACAAACTAAAATGCTTATGTCGGATGCTGCGATGAAACATGCTCAAAAAATGAGTACTGGAGAATTAGAGTATTCTGGAAAATTACTAGAAGCTAGACAATCAGACTGGAAAGACGAATTTATTTTAGTTTTATTGTCGATTCCGATTGTAATGTTAGGATGGAGTGTCTGGTCAGATAATCCTGTACATATGGAGAAAATGGAGATATTCTTTGTACACTTTGGAAATTTACCGTTTTGGTACCAAACAATTTTTGTCGGAGTAATTGCATCTGTCTATGGACTTAAGGCAACAGATCTGATAAAAAGAAAATAACTTAAAGGAAAACAATTATGAGTAAATTATTTAATAGACCAAACTATGAATTTGGTAAAAAAATAGCTTCAGGTATAGGTCAAGCTATCAATAAAGTTAAAACAAAAATTAATACAAGAAAATTAGAAAAAATAAAAAGCAGCAATAGTATTGCTGAACAAAAAGCTAAAGCTTCAAAAGCAAAATTAGGTCAAACTGTTTTTGAAATGGAAAATAAGATGCCTATTACTTTTAAAAGTAAAGCAGGAAAATCAGAATCAAATACAGAATCCTATAAAAGAATACAAGGAGAAAATACTAAAGTAATTAAAGGCATGCTTGACAAAGCAACTGGAAAAAAATAATGGCTAAAGATTACAAACCAAATAAAAAATCATTAATAGGTGATAAAACAATGAATGATGAAACTATGAGAGTTAATCATCCTGAAGATCACCCTGATGTTGTAAATATTTCAAATAAAGAATCCGATAAGATGAAGAAAAAAATGTTGGGTGGTGTAGGTATGATAGGTGACAATTATAAAAAAGATAAAAAAATAGATGCTAAAGCAACTAAAAAAGCTAAACGTTTTGCGGATACAGTTCAAACAATAGTATCTAAAAAAAGGTCTGCATCAGAAGGTTCGTTTTCTAAAGGTGGCAGAGCCGGTTATAAACACGGTGGATGTGCTATCAAAGGTATAAGTCCAATATTAAAAAAATAAATGTTTAAATCAATTAAAAGTTTTATCTGTAAACTATTTTTTATCAAAGCATGTAAATGCGATGATGTAGTTATAGAAGAACCTTTAATACTTAAACCTACTCATTGTATAAGGCACACAAGATTTAGAGATTCATGTTTGGAGTGTAAGGGAGCAATAGCATAATGGCTAAAGCAAAAGGTCTATGGGCCAACATCAACGCTCGTAAGAAAGCCGGTACTTCAAGAAGTAAAAAAGATTCTACAATAACAAAGAAAGCTTACGCTAATATGAAAAAAGGTTTTCCTAAAAAAACGAGTACAGCATAATGGCTACTGCAGCTTGGACTAGAAAAGAAGGTAAAAATCCTAAAGGTGGATTGAATGCTAAAGGTAGAGCTAGTTATACAAAAGGAACTTTAAAAGCACCCTCAAAAGAAGTAGGAAATAAAAGAAGAGCTTCGTTCTGTGCTAGAATGGGTGGAATGAAAAAGAAATTAACTTCTGCTAAAACAGCCAGAGATCCTAATTCAAGAATTAATAAATCACTTAGAGCGTGGAATTGTTAATGAGAGATACTAAAGCGATAGAGAGCTTTTTAAAAGAAAATTACAGAAAGATAAAACAAATGAGTTTGTTTAGAAACTTGAAAAAAGAAGTTGAAACAGGAGCTAATGGAACTCAAGACTACGTAATAAAAAAAGGTCCAAATAAGGATAAACTAGCAAAATAGAAAGGAACCATGGAACCAGAACAAGTAATAACTAAATTAAGAAGAGCATTAGACAATAGAATAAATCAATTATCAATATCTGTCACTTCTGGTGGAGTTGACAAGATGGAGACTTACAAGTATATAATAGGACAAATAAACGCATTGGAATCAGTGCGTCAGGAAATCATTACCCTGCTAACCGATAAGGAACAAAATGAAACAAGCGGAACAGTCATTAACCTCAACAGAGGTCCCAAAAGTTAAGTCAGCACTTTTAGACAAATACAAAGAAGAACCTAAAAAAGAAATTACCAAAGAAACCACTAAGCTCCCTATGCCTACAGGATGGCGTATGTTAATTTTACCATTTAGAATGAAAGAAAAAACTGATGGTGGAATTATAATGGGAACTGAAACTATTGACAGACAACAAGTTGCCTCACAATGCGGAAACGTTATTGCTATGGGTGATGCGTGTTATGTTGATAAAGAAAGATATCCCAATGGTCCGTGGTGCAAGGTCGGTGATTGGGTGGTCTTTGCGCGTTATGCAGGCTCACGTATCGAAATTGAAGGAGGCGAAGTTCGTCTTTTAAATGAAGATGAAATACTTGCAACAGTACAGGATCCAACAGACATCCTGCACAAATATTAACATAGTCGGAAGGAGACACTATGCCAGAAGAAGAGAAAAAAACTGTCGATTTAGACACATCAGGCCCCGAGGTCGATGTATCTATTGAAGAAGTAAAAGAGGAAGCAGTTATTGATACTGCACCAGAAACAGAAACCACGGAACACGAAACAGTAGTAGAAGAAAAAACGGATACTGAAAAACAGGACGAAGTATTAGAAGATTATGGTAAAGGCGTTCAAACTCGTATTGCGAAATTAACTCGTAAGATGAGAGAAGCGGAGCGAAGAGAAGCTTCTGCTCTTGAATATGCTAGAGCTGTAGAAACAAAAAGACAACTTGATAACGAGCGATTTAGAAAAGTAGATTTAGATTATAGTAAAAAGTTTGAAAATAATCTAAAAACTGGAATGGATTCTGCGCAAAGAGATCTTGCGTTAGCAATTGAAAACGGTGACGCTGCAGCCCAGGTTGAAGCTAATAAAAAAGTGGCTACTCTTGCATTTGAAAACGCAAGAATGGAATACCAAAAACAGAGCATTGAACAGGAAACTCCTGTTGAACTATCTGATGGAGGTAGATTACCAAGACAGACACCAAGATCATTACCTGAAGCTGATCCTGAAGCTGAAGATTGGGCAAGTAGAAATACATGGTTCGGAAAAGATAGAGCTATGACTTTTACTGCGTTTGAAATTCATAAGGATTTAGTAGATAAAGAAGGCTTTGATCCTAAAGGTGACGAGTATTATGTAGAAATAGACAAAAGGATTAGAGTTGACTTTCCTCATAAATTTGGTAATACTAATGCAACTACGTCTAAACCTGTTCAGTCAGTGGCTTCTGCGAATAGAAGCGTAAAACAAGGACGCAAAATTGTGAGACTCACATCATCACAAGTAGCAATAGCTAAAAAATTAGGTGTGCCACTAGAAGAGTATGCAAAACAATTAAAACTCACGGAAGGAGCATAAGCATATGACAAATGAAGTAGAACAAAAAAAACCTTTACGTGCGGCTAGTATTCGGTCAAAGACTGAAAGACCAAAAGAGTATAAGCCCCCATCATCTTTAGATGCACCACCAGCGCCTGACGGATTTAGGCACAGATGGATAAGAGCAGAGTCAATGGGTTTCAATGATACCAAAAGTATTCACGGTAGATTGAGATCTGGTTATGAGTTAGTGAGAGCTGACGAATATGATTCGGATTCTTACCCTACTGTCTTAGACGGAAAATACGCTGGAGTCATTGGAGTAGGTGGCCTTCTCCTGGCAAGGATACCGGAAGAACTCGCACAAAGCCGTGTTGCCTATCAGCAAAGACAAACTGAAGGACAAAACGAAGCTTTAGAAAACGACTTACTGAAGGATCAGGATAAAAGAATGCCCATGAAGTATGAGCATTCTAGCAAAAACTTCGGTGGTACAAAGAAATAATATTTCTTTCTCCAACGATAACATTAACCGTGACTGGAGATCCGCAAGGATAGGTCACATAAGGAGAAAATAACTATGGCAAATAGAAACACTGTAGGATTTGGTCTTATAGCTCAAGGTACCGTTGGTTCAACTGACGCTGCTGGCGGTCAAGGCAAATACTACATAGACGCTGGGTATGCTGTTGATTTATTCCAAGGTTCTGTAGTACAGAGCAAAGTTGGATATATCAAAACTGCACAAGCGGCTATAACAGACAGCTCTATAGGGATTTTGAACGGCATTTTTTATAATGCATCAACGACTCAAAAACCTACATGGGCGAACTGGTATAATCAACCGATTACACCGGCAGATAGTGAAGACGTTACGGCTTTCGTAATTGACAACCCTCTACAACTGTTTACAGTTTGTGTGGATGGTGCAGTAGCACAATCAGCTTATGGTAAAACATATGGTATGACTGTAACTGCAGCAGGATCAGAAATTTCTGGTCAGTCAAGTTCGAAGCTATTAGTAGCGGGAGTATCGGACACAGCAAATCAATGGCGATTACTAAGATCGGCGGAAGATCCTGAAAATAATGAGAACGCGGCGAATAGAAGCGTTGTTGTTTGTCAGAATCTTAACCAGTACTTAGACAACGCTGTAACATGGCAATAATAGGAGTATAAAAACATGGCAATATCAAGAGCACAACTAGTTAAAGAACTAGAACCAGGTTTGAATGCACTATTCGGGCTTGAATACAAAAAGTATGAAAATCAGCATGCTGAAATTTATACTACGGAATCATCAGACAGAGCTTTCGAAGAGGAAGTAATGTTATCTGGTTTCGCTAACGCAGATGTAAAAGCAGAAGGTCAAGGCGTATCATACGATGATGCACAAGAAACTTATACTGCAAGATACACTATGGAAACGATCGCGCTAGCTTTCGCTATCACAGAAGAAGCAATAGAGGACAACCTTTATGACAGACTTTCTTCTAGATACACAAAAGCACTAGCAAGATCTATGTCTAACGCAAAAGAAGTTAAAGGCGCTAACCCT